GCCTTTCAGGTGGCCCAGACAGCGTGTTGCTCTCAACATAGGCAACTGGGATTTGACCAAATGTGGAAGCCGTCTTGCATGGTGGGCTCCCCCGGTAACACCGGATATTTATTTAATCTGGGTGCAACCAGTAATTTGTTTTCTAGCAAATTTCTTTCCTCAAATGAGGTTTTTGGTACATGGTTTCTTTTTGAAGCACCTTATGTAGAATGCCGAAGTCAAAGAAAGTGAAGAAGCAACAACAGAAGACACGCCAGAAGAAGGCGCGTCGTGGAAAACGTAAGCCACGTGTTCAGGGTACTCGTGTGATGGCACGGCACTCTCCGTACTCCATGGTTCATCCTCACAAGCACCTCAAAGCCTTGATGAACTCAGATCTTGGAGCCGCGGTAGGAGCCCGCTTCATGCACACGGCCCTGGACCCGTTTAACCCCAGCTTGTTTGGAAACCAGCAAGGTTACTTCCCTGGTAACACTCGCCATAGTTTCAAATGCAGTGCAAGAGCGAAGACGGTAATTCCGATGATCGCCGGGGGGAATGCCTGGGTGTTAGTTACGCCCACCATGGCAAAGGACATCACGTTTTTCAGCGTCCAGTATGAGACCACCACTGGCAGCATCAGCGGGCAGAACCTGCAGCTTGCCCTCCAAGCCAATACCACTCTCACATCCATTAGTATGTCCGGGTTCCCATTCACCGCGGCAGCATGTTCCGCAGGTGAATACTCCGCTCGTTGTAGTGGTGTCGGAATCAAGGTTCGCTATGTGGGTAACCAGCTGAACAAAGGTGGTCAGGTTAAAGCCTGGCTTGACCACTCTGGGTATGGCATAGACATTGTGGCCGCGTCGAATGTTTTCTCCGTCATCAGCACCGCCATGGACAGTGACCCCTCCACCCGGGTGATTTCACTAACCGAGGTTGCTGAAGCGGAGTTCAACTACTCTCCAGCTACGATTTCCTATGGAAGTGGCACTGGTGTCTCATTCGGCCGTGGAGACTGGACAAACGGTAATAGTAATAACACCGCACAATACACTTTGGATTTGTACCACTCCATCAATCAGGCCACCCTCTTCAACGCAGGTGCGCGGTATGTTCCCCAAGGCATACTGATGATACAGGCGCCTAGTGCTGGGGGTATCCAGGTTGAAATTGATTTCGTGGCGCATATCGAGATACATGCTCCCACCCTGGTGGCTTTGTCCACTCCATCCCCAGGGAACGCGCTCGCAGCGGATCACGTCGCACACTCCGTGAATCATGCGCTCCAGACACACGCGCAGGATCCGAAGACGAAGCCGTTGGAGCATGGCACGAACGTCATGGGGGCATTGGCCTCCGCAGCAACCACATTTGTTTCCCAAACAGCGAAATTGGCAATGCCTGGCGCTACTAGCGTAGCCAGCGATGCCATTGTAGCTGGTCTCTCAGCCCTCCTTTTATAATGAAATACCAGAAAAATGTAGGATATGCGGTTGGGGGATTTTTGATTTTGCTGTTGATTTTCGCTATCACGAAGACCATTTATATGGCCCTAGCTCGGGCAGAGCACCGACCCGGAGGGTATATTTGTCCATGGTTCACATTGTGAACACTTTGGCAAGCATGACAAAGCACACAGACAAACGTTTTGCCTCCCTGAAAAGGGAGGGCTTGGGAGTGCGCCATGTTGGGGAATCTGGCGAATCCAAGGTGCGGCGTCGTAAGGAGTATGATCGAGAGGATAAGACCCTAGAGTTCAAGGGGCGAAAGGATGATAGAGAGTTCAAGCAACTGCCGAAGGCCGGCGCCCCGGGCGCTAAGTACAGGAGTAATAGCCTGAAAGCAGCGAAATACGCCAAGGGCTCGCACTTGCCGCGAGTTTACCGCGATTACATCGACGACATATATGACAATTATGTGCGTAATCATCGCTTAGGCGTATACCCAACTCACCGGGATATAGAGAGCTTTATGAAGATCCGTTATGGTCCGAAGATCAATTCATATTGCAGGGAGTACCGGGATGAGTACGGGCATCGTAGCACATTTGCTCCATACAAATTGCGCGATGCTAGTCTTGGAGGGTGGTTGAATTATGAGCATGTGGCTTATGACTTGAAGCAGTTGTATTACCCCATGCTGAAGGACGGACGTGGAAGAGTCATTGTAGATGACACCGTCTTGTGCAGGTTGAGAGACTACCACCTGCGAAAAGAAAAGGTTGGTCCAGGAATCGTGATAGGTGGTGCCGCGTTGACAGAAAAGGCAAAGAGGCGCGGTAAGGTAGTGATCAACGGACGGGAGCATGTAGTTGCACCAGATGCATTGGTGTACGCGACTCCATTCCGCCCATTCCATGTTGTGATGCAGCAGCGCCAGCAAGCTGCGGAAAAATTAGGCACAACGGATTACCGGGTGATTGAAGGTGCCGTAGAAATACGCACCTTCGTCCCCTTTTTGAACGGTAACAATGGGTCTACCACAAATACGGATGACCACGATTTCGGTTTGTCGGTGTACTACGATCAGGTACGTCGAGTCTATGTCTTCACTGTAATGTATCCAAACCCCTTTCGTGTAGGAGAGGAGGTTGTTGTCGGGGGCCAAGCGGGGTTTTGGGTTGTACTGTCTGGGTTTGGGCGGCAGTACACCGGGCATGATGAACAACCAGACTTGATCTTAGCCCCGGCAGAGCGAGTGGGAAGTATTGACCAAATGATGATCCTAATCCACAACTTTGTTGTTAATCAGTTAAATGGATCACATGGTGAGTACACAAATAGTGATGATGTGGAGCAGGCCTCGGATAAGGCCAGGATAGATGAGTTCCTAGTGAGGGAGCACAGTCAGGAAACGTTCAACCCTAGCTTGTTGAGACGTTACCACGCTTTGACGAGAGAGATAGAGAAGGATGCGCGCAACCCGCTAATGGAGAGAACGCGCCATGCTAATCTGGTCCATTTACATACAATCGTCAGAGCGGCTCATTGTTACGCTAGAAACAAGGTTCCAGGCTTCGATCCCACGGAAGCCGAGGTAAGTGAGGCACAAGCGCTCAATATCGTTTTTGAGCGTGTCCGCGAAAAGATCCGCCCCCGAAAGTCGGGAGCGAGTCGGAAACGTGGGCCGGCGGCTTTTGCGCGGCAAGCCGAGAAGGTTGCCGCCAAGCCACTGGTGATAAACAAAGCTGCTGGTAATGGTGCTCCGACCAAGCCAGCGGCAGTGCCTAGGGTAGACCGCGCTCCGGCGCAGGTGCCACAACTGGCTGACGATCCGTTAGCAGCAGCCGGTGGAGGACCCGTGAGAAACGAAAATGCGCCAAGAGGATGCAATGCCCCGCCGCCGGGGCCCCCAGCTCCTCAACAGGCGCCAATTCCAGAAGAGGTTCTGGAAATTCCACCAGAGGGACCGCGTGGAGAGGGGGCGGAACCAGAAGTAGTTCCACCACAACCTTTCTTCGTACCATTGAAAGAGGTTGAGCTGTATGTGTGTATGACGGAGGATGCTGAGGAAGGAGGCCGCTGGCGATATGGCTGGAAGGCCTGGCGACTTGGATATTTGGCATACCGCATGGCGATGGTGTCTGCAGCCCCTGTTGAAGACGCCATACTACATTTCATGGCCAGTGGACGCACTCTGCGTGTCCAGTCAGTGATTGCTTATTTAAAGAACAATCACCGACGCGTGTACACCCGAGAGAACATTGGATATGTGCCCACGCAGCTCATAGATGACGCGACGTATGTTTGGCAACAAACAATGATGACGATATCGACGGCTGAAAACCGCTCGATAGTGCCAACCACGGTGCGCAGTGTGACTGAATACATCCAGTCTTTAAACTGCTCCACCCCGGTATTAGAAGTGTTGGGCTCTGTCGGATCCAGCATAGCGACTGCCACGTCCTCCCCGAGTATCACGCTCGCCGCGACCTCATTGGTTGCAATCGCCGGAGTAACCTCGCGATACAGCGGGGTAATTTCAGACTACGTGATGTCAAACGGGATAACAAACCAAGAGGGTACCGTACCCTCTTTGGTCCAGCATTCGCTCACACCGGGGTTACCTACGCCGACAACACCGTCAATGCCGCCCGTGCCGCCTACCGGATCTTCAACCAGAAACCTCGTCTGGTCAGGATTCAAGGCAATCAGCAGGCATTGTACGGTTTTCGGTTGCGCCGCGGCCGTGGTAGTTGGTACCAGCGCGTACGGAGTATACTTATGGACAAGGCAACCAGCCGGTGTGCGGGATGCCCCGGTCCATGGAAATTTACCCGTGCCGGACGCACCTGGTGTGCAACAGCGCCAGGACAACGTCGCTATGGTGGTGGAAGAGGAGGAGAACGGGCAGGTGTGGCTAATCTAGGCTACCTGCTTAATACATGTATACACGGGGAGAGGGAGTATTTTGTTAGCGAGACATTGTACTCCGACATGGTAGCATCGCACATCACATTGCCGCACCCGAAGCGGAGCTTGCGTATCCGGTCGTTAGCAGACTGGGTGGCGAGTCACGGTTGTGATGAGGACAATCCGCAGTACCCTGATCGAGAGCAAGTGTGCGGCTTCTTGAAAAAGGATGAATGGGCGAAGCCAGGTAAGATCCCACGACAAGTTGTGTCGATGGGTGTGACCCGCTCAATTTATGGAGCACACGTCGCGGAAGACGTAAAACAGTCCCTCGCAGAAGTGGAAGATGATGAAGACGGTCATTGTATAGTTTTTGTCAAGTCCCCTGAGTACGAACAGCTGCGGGAAGTGTTCAACAGGTTGGTCCTTGGAGATTATAGTGCTATATTCTCTGATGACATGTGCGTTTCGTACCGCACTGTTGATGGGCTCGTTTACCGAGCCAACCTCGACATTTCTGGGTGTGATGCATCGCACACCCGCGGGGTATTTGATGTAGCCCAAGAACTGGCTAACGGAACGGAGTATCAGACTATCATGCGCAACTTGATTGCGCAGTGTGCTGAGCCATTTGTTTTATGCAGTGGTGAAGACAGTATGAGATTCCGGCCTACGGGGCCAATATTATACTCGGGCAGCGTGCTTACCACGCTCATCAATACCATAGCCTCCCGGCAAATTGCTCGGCATGTAGCCAGTCGAGCGCGTGGGGCGACGTTACAACACATACGCGAGAACATCCAGGCTTGGTTGGATGAGACCGGGTATGACGTGACCGCCGAGGAATGTCACACTCCAGAAGAGCTTCAGTTCCTGAAGCACTCTCCCTATCTATCTGGAGACGGTACCCTTGTACCGCAATTGAATTTGGGAGTCGTCCTGTCCTCGATGGGCCAGAAGGTGGGTGACCTACCTGGGCAAGGGGATTTGGTGCAACGAGCAATCGCATTTAATGCGAGCTTGACCGCCTCGCTAGTACACAGTGGTGAGAACAGCGTCTTGTACGCTTTCCGCCGCAAGTACCCGAATGGTGTGATCTTGCCGGAGCACCAGAGTAAGTTGGAAGACGCACATGGTGCGCACGTGGAGGATCATGAGATCTGCAAGCGATACGGGATTACCGTTCCCGATCTACAGGAATTGGTCGACTTGATTGACCAATCCAAGATTGGGGATGTGATCAACTGTGTTGCCTCACGAGCCATCATTCTTAAGGATTACGGACGATGACGCTGGGAAAGACCAGCAGTGGTAAAAGCTTCCACTGACGAGCCTGCCATATAGCTGAGTATGGACAGTATTAGGGAAACAGCAGAGGGGAAACACCC